GCAGCGGCAGTTCCTCCGCCTTTGCCTGACGAATGGCAGCAAGCCATTTAAAAAACAGAATTCAATAAAGAGACCCGCCATTGAGCGGGTTTTTTTATGCCCGATTTTCGGAAGCGGCGACCGGTAGACCCGCAAAACCCTTCGCAGTCATGCGGCAAATGACAAATAGGTGAGAAATGAGTGACGAAGTAATGAGCGTTGATGACGCATTGGCAAGTGGTGATCCGGAGCAGATTGAAAAGGCTCTGGCTGCACATGCCGAGGATGGCAATTCAGACGAAGAGAACGGAGCGGGCGCTGAGTCGAGCACGGAAACCGAGGTTGCAGAAGCAGCCGAAGGATCTGACGACAAAGGCGAAAGCGATGGTGAATCGTTCCACCAGGATGAAAATGGCGACAAGTACATTCTCAGCAAAAACGGGGAGCACCATTACCCGTATGAGCTGTTGTCTGGCACACGCCAGCGAGAGCGCGAAGCTGTTCGCGAGAACGAAGAGTTGCGCAAGCAGCTCAATGAAGCAAACGCAAAGCTCTCTGAAAGCGAAAGTCAGATCAGTAACGCCAAAGCGAACCTTGAGCGTCAGGGTGTGGACATGGACTCAGCCTTTGCTGATCCAGATGCCATTACCGAAAAGGAATTGGCTGAGATTGAGGAAGACTACGGAAAAAATTCTGTAGAGCTGAAATTAGCTCGCGGTCTTTTTAAATCACAGCAGGCGCAGACACAGCAGGCCGAGACTGTAAATCAGGCTCAAGCTGAAGTGGATGACGCAGAAGCTGCAGCCGCTCGCTCAGCATTTCAAAACAACTCAGACCTCACCAATTGGCAGGCCAAAGACCCAGACCGCTGGGATATGGCTTTAACCATCGACCAAAAACTGCAGGCAGATCCCAAGTGGCAAAACGCCGCGCCTGCAGACCGTTTTGCGGAAGTCGCAAAGCGCACAAAAGCAGCCTTTGGCGACGCTGTAGCGGAGCAGAAATCCGTTAAGCAGCGCGCCAAGGAAATCGTTGATAACGCCGAAGCTCCTACCCCTAACTCACTTACTGATATTGGTCAGGCCCCTGGTACAGAAAAGTCTCTTAGAGAGCGTCTGGAAACCATGTCTGACGCTGATCGCGAGGCCGAAATGGCCAAGATGTCTGATGCTCAGATTCAGGAAGTGATGAGTTGGTATTGAGTTTCGGTCACATAATTCAGGTGATTGATTATGCCAGTTGTAAAAAGTAACAAGGTTGAAAACGGTGCTTTGTTCACCGACATGACTCGTCAGCCGAACTTCACCAATTTGCTGGTGGACTCGGCGGATATGTCTATCAAGAAGAAGGGTGAGTCCACTCGCGGTCAAACCGGTAAAGGTGCACCAATTGTGCGTGTAAATAACCTTTCAAAAGAAGCCGGCGAAGAAGTTGAAATGGATGTTTTTCACATCCTCAATAAGACCCCGACCATGGGTGATAAGCCTCTGGACGGACGCGGTGAAACGCTAACCTCTTCCAGTATGGATCTGAAAATCCTGCAAGGTCGTCACATGGTTAATCCTGGTGGCAAGATGGCCAAGCAGCGCACCAAGCACGACTTAAAGGCTATTGCGCGAAATGAGCTGGCCGGTAAGGGCGGTTACTACAGCCGTCTTTGTGATGAGACCACTCTGTACCACCTGGCTGGTGCTCGCGGTACTCGTGAAGCGACGCACTTGATCGTGCCGGGTCAGGCGCATCCTGAGTTTGATGAGATTATGGTAAACGGCCTGCAGGCACCTACCTATGATCGTCACTTCTACGGTGGTGATGCTACCTCTCTGAACGATATCGACTCGTCCGACGTGTTCACTCTTGATACGGTGGAAAACATGCGACTCCTGATCGATGAGCAGGACAGCATGGTGATGCAGCCGATTCGCTTTAAGGGTGACATGCTCGCCGATGAAGACCCAATGTACGTTCTGTACCTGACTCCGCGTCAGTTCAAGGACTTCAAGGCGACCACCAGTGCGAAGCAGTGGCAGGAAATGTACGCGGCTGCGAAAAACCGTACTGCGTCAATCAGCAAGAACCCGATTTTTGCTGGTGACTGCTACTTCTGGGAAGGCATTCTCATCAAGAAGATGAACAGCAACTGGGTCGAATTTGCTGCAGGTACTCCTGTGAACGTATGCCAGAACGTGAACGAAGCGACCGAAACCACGGTAGCTCCAGGCGTCAACGTACACCGCGGTGTTCTTCTGGGTGCGCAGGCACTTGGCTGGGCATTCGGTAACGTCGGCTCCCAGGGTGGCGACGACATGGGTTATGTCGGCCTCACGGAAGAAGAGAAGGATCATGGCAACGCCTATGAAATCTCTTGCCGCTGGATGGATGGCAAGAAGAAGATCCGCTTCGCTGACAAGAACGGTCGTAAAAATGACCACGGTGTAATGGTTGTCGATACGGCTGTAAGTCAGTAATCGGTAGCGTTCCTTTAATCTCATACTGGGCGGCACTGGTCGCCCTTGAGGTGTTTATATGGCAACTAAAAATTCTGCCACTTTGAAAAACCGCGTTTATAACGCGGCACAGGGCAACGTCTCCCGTGAAACTGGCGTTGCAAACTTTAATGCTGATGCAGCCGATACGGTGATTCGTGTTCTGGAGCTTCCAGAGGGCGTAACCATTGATGGCCTGAAGGCATATCACGGCGCAATGGGAGCAGGTACCGGTCTTGAATTCGGCATCGAATTTCCGGGCGGCGAAGGCACGGATGACCAGGACTTCTTCGGCACCGTTGCTGACTCGGCTGCCGCTGGCAAGCTGGCGTATGACGCTGCGCCGTATGAGCTCCCGGCTCGTGCTTACCTGACGGTTACCGTTACGGGTGCCACTGGTACCGGTGATGTGACCGTTGTCCCGGAGTATCGCTATACCGGTCTGCTTTAAGACCGTCGCGAACCTTAAACCTTAACTTCGCCCGGCTCTGTGCCGGGCTTTTTTATGGAGGCCATTATGGCTGAACGTACTTTTGATGAATTCGCAAAGCCGGTTGCGATTGCGTATATCGGTAACAAAGAATTCAAGAAGGACACTATCGCCAGAACTGGTGTGGTGTGGTCGGGCTTTGGCGACATCCAGTATGTCGATGGTCGAGCGGCTGGCCAGCTGCTGCGATTCAAGGATGTATTTGTCAAAGGCGAACAGCTTGATGAAGTCAAGAAGAAGCTGAAGAAGTCTGCGTTTGAAGAAGCTGAAAAGGCAGAACGTGAAGCCCTGGAAGCGGCTGAGCGTGCAGCCGCTGCAAAGGCAGATGCGCAAAAGCTTCTTGATGAAGATGGCAGTGATGATGCGAATGATGATCTTAAAAACATTATCACGAACGCAATTTTGTCGCTGAATACTGATAGCGATGAACACTTTACTGATACTGGCAAGCCTAAGATTGCCGCAGTTCGAGCTGCAATTGGTGAAAACTGCCCGGAGTTCGGCGCCAAAGAACTGAACGCTGTATTTGATAGCCTGAACGGCTGAGGGCTTCCATGATCCACCATAGCTTCAGCGATTTCTCGTCAATCGTGGTGTCAGCGCTCCCTGAGTTGCCTGGCTGCATTGACGAAATTATCTCTTCTCATGCCTGTACTGTTTTTGCGGACTTTTGCGAAAAGACACAGGCGTTTATTGAAGAAGTGGAGTTTTCTGTCTCGCCCGGTCTCGATCGCTACGACTTTGTTTCTCCGCATGAGGGGCACATTGTTGTCGGTATCAAGAGCTTGACGGTAGACGGCAGTACGCTGAAGCCTGGTGATTATGTTCAGCATGCACCTTCTGTCATTGAGCTTGCTGAGTCTGTGACTGCGGAGTCGAAAGCAAAGGCGCTTATTATTTTAAAGCCGCGACCGGGCTGTACCAGTGTTCCTGATTCCATTCTGGATCGCTGGCCGGACTGTATTGCGGCCGGAGTAAAAGCGCGCTTGATGGCAATGCCCGGCAATGACTGGTCGAATCCTCAGTTGAGTGGCTACTACGCCAGAGAATACAAAACCATGTGGATGGCTGCAGCGGCGGACGTTCGTAATGAATTTGATGTGAGCCGTAAGGGTCGCGCCGGATTCACTCGCAGTGTGTGGGAGGTCTGACCATGGCCATTCTCGTAAGTGCGTTAATTGATGCAGTGAAAAATACGCTGCAGGAATCAGGTACCGGCATACGCTGGACCAACACCGAACTGGTGGACTATCTCAATCAGTCCTACGACTGGTTGCTGGGTTTGATGCCTGAAGCGTTCGCGGATAACTCTGAGTTTTCCTGTGCTGCAGGAACGCGGCAAGAGTTACCTGTCGGCGCGGTTCGCTTGGTCGATGTAAAGCGCAACCTTGAGGGCGCAATGAGGCCGGTGAACTTTAAGTCTCAAGAGCAAATGGACAGGGTGATACCTGACTGGCATTCGCGCCCGTCAAGTAACCAGCAGCAGTATTTTATTTACGACGAGCGTGACCCGCTGCGGTTTTATGTTTACCCGCCGGCGAAAGAAGGATCATTGCTGGAATTGCTGGTCGTACTTACTCCGCGCACACGGCATACGCTGAGAAGTTATGACGAGAATACCGAAAAGGTATTCTTACCAGAGCAGTACAACGAAGCACTGCGGCATTACATTATTTTTCTGGCTTTCGATAAAGACTCGGAAGACAGCTTTAACGCTCAACTGGCACAGGCCAATCTCCAGCGAGCATACAACGCCATTGGCGTAAAGATGCAGAACGACGTTCGCGTTTCTCCTAAAAACCCGGTGAATAAACAATGATTCGACTCAGACCGATTCTGAAAGGCGAAGGCCGCTCTATGCGCGTGACGTTTACGAACGCGGATACGGAGCAGGTAATTGATACGACTGGCTGGACGTTAAAGGTTCGGCTTGGTCGCTCGCCTCACGCGCTGGGCGATATTTATGAGGTGACAGGGACACCAGATGCAGGACAGGCCGCGCTCGGGCAAATCTCCTGCACGATTGCGGATACAGTCACGTCGGCGCTTACGGTCAGTTCTGTGGCGTTGGATATCCTTGTTGATACCGGATCAGGTGAGTTTATTCCGCTGATGTTGGCGGTTGCTCCTGTACTGGATGCGGAACTACACCGTCAGAATTATTACCGGCAGGGCAGCGGGCCTATCGTTGGTGAAACGCCGGTGTATGTGCAAGGCGGATCTCAAGAACCTGACAATATTACGATCAACGTCAGCAACGATATGGACCCGACCTTTGACCTGGGTGTGATGGTGAAGTTTAACCAGCTGGACCCGGCAACGCTTGAGTATCTGGAAGCGCTACAGGCCGACGTTACTCAGAAACATACTGAGGTAATGGGCGCATGAAATTTCCTTTTGATCTGAGCACGTATATTCAGCAGTGCAAAGACTTGGTGGATCAGGCTGCGCACTGGGCTGAGCGGGCTCGTCATTGGGCGCGCATTGCTCTGACTGGTGTAGGGCTTCGAGAAATCGAAGCGGGCACCACTGAAGTGACTGTCGGTACCGACGACGACGCATTCACTTACTTCATGGTGAATGATGATCTGAACACGGTGACATTCTTTCTGGTATCCGACCCAGTACCGGGCACGACCTTTCAGATTCAGAACTTCGGCTTTGGTGTAGTTCAGGTTCAGGCACTGGACGATGGCATTATTCAGACGCCGGGAACGACCCAGTTAAGAGGCAACGGCTCGGTT